TTCCCTGCTAACGTATTCTACGCCATTAATCTTAGTCGTTTCAAACTTCATGCTCAGAGAAGGTGCCTGAGGCATACCTGGGGCGCCATTACCCATGAGATCACGAGCAGAACGTCCACCGAGCTGCACGGGAATGGAACGACCGTCCGGGAGGGGAACAATAGCTTCGTTGTATTTGCCTTCGCCAATGAGGCTAAGCGTGGGACCAGTAACAATGCCACCATTCGCAAACGCAGGTGGCGCAAAAGGCATAGATCCGGGTGCTCCACCTCCTCCAAGGCCTCCTGCGTATTGTCGTATTCCAGGAAGGCTGTCTGAAATACCTCCTCCGCTACCTGCTGGATTTCCACCGCCTCCGCCAAGGCCCGCAAACATTTTTGCAATACCAATGGCAATGTAAGTGGCAATCATCTGTGAAGCCGCTTGAGACAAGGCTTGACCCACGCTTTGCAAGAAGCTTGCAAATACTTCTTTAGCAGTGGCGGTGCCAGAAATAAGACTTGCCACGCCAGTAGTCATTGCTTCACCAAATGCTGCCCCAATGCCATTGATTGAACTTTGCAGAGCGTCTGCAGCACCCTTTGCAATGGTAAGCTGCTCAGTGGCACGGGCAACGCTTGCTGCCACTTCAGGACTCACTCCTTGGCTGATCTGCTGCTCGAAAGCGGCTCCTGCTTCATTGATAAATCCAGAACGTAAGCCCTGTCCAACAATGCCAATTTGGCTTTCTACTTTTTGCGCTTCAAGAAGAGCTGCTCTATCGCGGAGCGTTTGCTGAGAGCTAGCAAAGCTTTCTTGCTGTTTATTGATAACTTGCAATTGCGACTCAAGAATTGCAAGTACATCTTCTTGAATGTCTTTATCTTTAATTGCAGAAAGCAGTTGATCCGCCGCTTTCTGAGTAAAGTTCCGCTGTTTAGCGAATATTGCATCCCTAGCCGCGCTTTCTTCCGCAAGCGCGGGAAGCGTCCCTCCTCTAATGAGTTGAATCTGTTCCAAAATACTTTCAGTTTGCTCTTCAATGGTAAGCTTGGCGGCATTTACCTCTGCTGATGCGTCTTCAATGGATGACAATAAGACATTGCGAATATTTTGCTGCTTGCTTAACGCGTCTTTCTCTTTATTTATTGCAGCTATTGATGCGTTTAGCGCATCACCGCGTGCTTTTATAGAGGCCTCAATATCGGCAGTGCTAACAGCCTTGAGAGAAACGGCGGCAGATTTTGCAGTCAATTGCATTGTGGCATTTAATTCTTTCTGCGCTTGCTGGATTGCAACAACAGAATCAAAATATTTTTTTCCAGATGTTATTAATGTTTTCATGGACTCTGTGTCCATTTGTACATTTTGTGCCCCTAGAAGCAATCCTTTCGTAAATTCTTCCTTGCTTGTATACTTCATTCCTCCGACTTCAACGCCACCGGCAATTGGATTGATTGGCACTCCAGCGATATTTTCAAAAGTTTGCTTTGCTGAGGCTTGTGCGATTTGCGCAGCGATAAGCTTGCCGGCGGCAGCAAGTTTTTTCGCTCCATTACCGCTGCCATCTTCAATTAACTTTGCGACACTCTTGGCGTATTCTTGCTGAATTTTGCCAATGGCATTTGCGTAGCGTTCATTGGCCTTGTTGATTGCATCAGCATTTTGACGCTTAAAATCTTCAATCTCACGAGATTGAGCAATTTGCCTATCTTGAGCTGCTTCTTCTCTTGAAATCTTGTCTTCTGTGTATTGACGGATTGCATCACCGATCTTGCGCTCTTGTTCAAGCAATGCAGGATCTTCTCCTGCAATTCCACGACGCAACAGTTCTTCTTCGCTTACTGCTGCTGCAAGTTCCCTGCGAACACGACCAATTTCTCGTTCATCTTGTAGTCGCTGGTCTCTGTAGCGACGCTCCAGCCCTTCAGCTTGCTTAATTGCATTTTCACGAATATTATTAATTTCCTGCTCATAACTCTTTCTCGCTTGAGCGATAGATTCTTCTCTTTGCTCAATTAGCCCAAGAAACTTACTGGCGCGTTTAGCGGCCTCAGGATCTTCGGTGGCGCCGGCAACAGTCGCCTCTCCGCCTTTCATTTTGCTTTCAGCAGCTTCGCGAGCCTTTGCAAGCTCGGCAAGTTGTTTTTTATAAAAAGCAATTTGATTCGGAAGGCCCTTTCGAAGACTTTCTTCGCCAGGGCCGCCAAACATGCGCTCAAAAATATTCCGATCATCTTGGTATCGTCCTGCTGCAATGGTTTGAAGCTGAGACTCTGCTTCTCTAATTTTTTGCTCGAAAAATTTAGTGCGATCTTCCAGATCTTTTACAGCTACATCACCACCAATAATTCGATCTGCAATGTTCTGAGCGCCTTCTCCAAGAAAAGCAGAACTAGCACCTCCTTTCCCGCCACTAAGTCTATTTTCCAAGAAAGTCGCGAAATCTTCCATCGCGCCCATTACTCCCATAATTTCTGTGATTGCCTCTGCCGCAAAGCTTTGAAGGCCACTAAGCATTGGGCCAATGGCTTTGCCAATGGCAATTTGCATTCGCTCTACGGCTTTTGCATAGCGTGCAGACGCATATTCTTGGCGAGTGGCGAGATCGTCAGAGTAGCCGGCGCTTTCCTCTAGTAAGCCCTTGGCAAATGTGACAAACTGGTCAACGCTTACCTGGCCGCTTTCAAAAGCTTTATCAAGATCTTGAAGTGCAATCTTGTTTGATCTTGCAAATTTGACCACTGCACCAGGCAGTCTTTCACCCAACTGCCCTCGAAGCTCCTCCGCAGTCACCTTGCCTTTACTAAACACCTGTGAAACAGCACGCATCGCGCCGTCCACGTCTTGCATGCTGCCGCCTGTTTTTAATACGGCAACACTGACGCCTTCAAAAATCTCCCCAGTTGTTTTAGTGTCAATTCCAAGCGCTGTTGTGCTTGCACGTAAACGGGTGAATTGACGATAAGCGTCTCCCAATGGGATGAGGAGACGATTGCTAATGTCAACCACTAAAGCGTTGGCTTCAGCAAAATCTTTTAAATCGGTGGATGCACTAGCAAGGCCAAGCCGCATTCGCCTTATGGCATTCGCTTGCTCTGTCATGGCAAAAGCCATGGCTGTCATATTGTCTACTGCTTGACCAATAGCTGCGCCAGTAAAAGCTCCTGTTACGCCTCCAGCGAGACCGCCAGCAATGCCGCCCACCGCACTACCAACGCCACCACCAAGACCTCCGCCATAAAGGAATGCACCGCCAGCAGCACCCATGCGCTGCCCTGTTGTAAGCGGACGGCGAGTTTGCTTTTCAATGGCTTGCTCGGTTTTGACAATTTCAGCATTAACTTTTTTCCACTCTCCCTCATTCGGAGAAATCTCGCGAGCGCGATTACGAAGAATGGTAAGCTTCGCTTCTAAGGCATTGAGGCTGCCAGGTTCAAACGCCCCAAGATTTTCAGTGAGTTGAATATTTTCGGCCAGTTTATCAGCTTTCTGTAAATCAAAATTAAGCCGTGCAATTTCCCTCTGTAAATTCGTCCATGCTTCAGTATTTGGCTGAATCATGGAAGCGCTTATTTTTGCTGCCTGAATCTCGCGAGATAGGCCAGCGAAAGATTCCTGAGGAAAAGCCCCTGCTTGCGCTCGTAAACCGATTGACTGGGCCGTCATTCGGCCCATTTGTCTTTCTCCTTCTAATTGACCAATTTGAGAAGCTTTTACGTTGAATGCAGCAGATCCAACTGGGAGCTTGCGAAGTTGGCGTTCATACTTTGCTATTTCTTTATCTAGCTGCTTAAATGTCGTATTAAGCTGCTGCGTGAGCTTTGTATCGTCAAGCCTGATTTCAATGGGCTTAGACGTGCGGACGGCTTCAGTTAGAGCTTTATTTACCTTGTCAATTTCTTGCGCAACGCGAGAAGCATTGGTAGAAAAATCAATTCTGTAAGTTGCCATAATTAGCGGCCTCCATTACGAAGTACAGTTTCAATTACAGTGTCAATTTCGTCAAGCGTTGGTTCCGTCCATGGACGAGCAGGGTAAGCTCCCCCTGTTTTTGCTCTTCCCCCGTCATGGACAAGCTCAGCCACATCATCTTCCCAAGTAAATTCAGTTACAGATTTACCGATTTGCCGTCTTTGCTTGCTTTGCAAAAGAGCCCCAGTGTCAACAATGTCACGAGGGCTGTCAACAATTTCCCCATTTTTGCGTCTCGTTCTATTTTCCGCATCTTTATTTTCCCATAACCATTTCTCGCTTGTCATCTGCTGATCAAAGTCTTTATCAGCCCAGTCCATTGCTCTTTCAAAAGTACGTTGATTGATTCCCCTTAGTTGCCTCAGTTCATTTCCTTCGAATTCTTGCACGTTCATGCCGACAGCACGCCTTGCCCCTTTGGACAGCGAAGACAAGCCATCAAGAAGACGACCAATTGCGCTATCAGCTCTAAATGCATTACTTTCAAAGCGAAGCTGATAGGCCATTTTAGCAATGCACTAGATGCTATCAACAATCTAACATTTCAACGTAATTCAGCGCCTATCATCCCTACAATCGCTGGCGGCATTTTTTCGTTCTTTAACGCCCATTGCAGAGCTTCTTTCGTGCTTTCTTTAATTGACGCGGAGCCGTTTTCAATCTCAAATGGCAAGAATTGATCCAGTTTCACTCTATTTCCTTTGCCTCCCAATGCAGAACAAACAACCACAGCAAGCTTGGCCGTAGCAACGCTTGAAGCATTTGTCCTACGCTGCATTGTTTCGTAATAATGTTTTAACACGTCTGCCAGTAATTTCACTGGAAGGCGCGAAAAATTAGCGGCCTGAAACAATGGATCGGAGAGTTGAAGACTTGCTAGCTGACAAAATACTTCAGTCCAATCAGTGGCATTGTCAATAGCAAGCTCGGCTTGCTCGGCAAGCCGCTCTATTAGTTTTTTGCTTCTTCTTCTCCCTCGTCAATAGTATCTTCAATTCCCTTATCTTCCGCTGCCATAAAAGCTTCCGCTTGATCAAGAAGCTCCTTAGGAAGCATTTTGGTATCTTCCATGGACCAATCGTCAGTGGAGGTCCATTTCTTGCCCTGCAGCACCTCTCCGCGATTCTTGAAGAAGATAGTAATCAATTCACCAAATTGCTCGCGAGGGGAAGGAAGCGATGCCATTAATGCAATTGATTCTTCAGAATATTCTTGCAGAATACTTTGTCCATCTCCACCATTTTGCAGCAATGCAAAAGCCTCCTCCTCGTCAATGCTTTTTTCTTGTGCAATCTTTTTGGCTAGGGCTATAGCACGCAGAGTGAATTGTGCTCGCTTCTGCCCTTGCTCTTCTCGCGTCCAAGCTTCTTCGGCTAGCCAGCTTCCATACTTGCGCAGCCTTAGGCAGTCTCCAATTTCTACATACTCCGCGTTGCTCAGCAGAAAAATGTTGGAATACTTGCTCATGGTAGTCTCTATTGCAACGGAAGTCTAGCATTGAGAATCCTCATCGGCACTCCATTACCGATTGCCTTAAATGGCAAGCTCACTTCTATTTCTTCTTTGCCAAAATTAAGCACAATGGAAGATGGGCAATCGGAAAGGAAGCAAGCCAAGCCCGCTTTTACAAATAAGTCATCCTTGCTTGTGTCAAAAAGCCAAACCTTTTCGCACTTGCTTTTAACTAATCTCATGAACGAGGATATACGTTTAAAAGTTCTGTGTCAGGAATTCTAATGCGATATTGTCCATACACAACATCACTTTCTGGGCGAAACGAAAATTGGGCATCAGGGAAGCGTCTTGCCATTCGTTCTGCCGCTTGCGACAATGCAGAAGAATTAGGTGTGTAGTCGACGAGGACTACCGTCCACTGCTTATTGTTTTGTACTTTTCCTACCATGGCTCTTGGGCTTGTTGCCGGAAATTCTTCAATCGTCACTTCAAGCCCTTTTACTTTCCATGCACTAGGAACGCTTTGCCTACCCACTACATACACAGCAGGAAGCGTGGAATTATTTGGCAATGTATAAGTGCCAATAAGATTGGGCGATGCAGAAAGCAGTTCAGTAACTGTCTCGCGCAGTTGTGAAATGTTCATTAAAAAGCCTGTTTCCGTAGGAACAGGCTAGCGAAAAACAATGGAAAGGAATCAGGAATTAGGAGCGGTGGGGATGATGCTGCCAGTTTCGGAAGCATTCTGGTGAATGCCAATGCGACCACGGCTGGTCAAATCAAACGTCACTTCCACGAGGTTATCGGCGGGATAGCTCTCGTTATAGTTCATCACGCAAGCAACAAATGCCACGCGATCGTAGTAATAAGTGTTGCCCGAAGCGCCAAGTTGCTTGTTAATTTCCACATACACTTCGTGGTTCTTGTCATAGCGCGAAGCACTAATCACTTGGAATGCTTCATCAAAGCTATTCGGTAGGAACACAGTGCCATCTACGTCCTTCTGGAAATAAGACGTGATAGAGGCGGTCGCTTGACTGGTAACGATCACGCTATCAGCAAAACCGCCACCACCAAGGAGATAGAATTCTTGGTTACCATCATTGAAGGCAACGGAAGCAGTGGTAGCTGCTTGCAGCGTGTAGAGAGTGGGAGCGCCGCTAACAGTGAAGGTGGCGCCACTTTGAGTGATGGTGGGACGAGAAGTGCCACCAATGGAGCCTACGCGGACAATCACGTCCTGGCTCTTCACTAGCTCAGTGGGATGGTAGAGCATGAGAAATTCCTCAATGAAAGAAGAGAGTTAAGCGTTGTCCACGCTGCCTTTGCCAATCAGTCTAAAAATTCCCCTGATCGGCGTGCCTAAGAACTGCCAATAGTGAATAGCAATTTCTTCATTAGGCAACAGTTCAAATCTCCCTTCTCTCCCATTGATAGTGGCAAGCGCGGAATCGCCAGGTGTCACTCCAGACAGTGCCAAAGGTGACGTGAGACGCCCTTCCATGTACACTGCAGTTTGATCAGCCCCCAATAAATAGTCAAAACGGGGATCGCGCTTCTGCCTTAATGAGGCATAATGCACCACCCCCGTTGCGACGGGCACGTAATTACCAGTTTCGCTGTCAAGAGCATAGCCCGAAGCCACGTGAAATACCAAGGTGGCATTAGCAAGTGGCTCCAGAAAGTTGCTCACACGACAAACCCAACAGAAGAAAGAGGAAGATTATTGGTCATTCGTTTGAACTCCTGACCATACTGAGTGGCGTCAAGCCCCTCACCGTATACCTTGCCGTCAGTGGCACCAATTTGAATGCCCATTTGAGCAAGTTGAATGGCAATGATATGGGCAGCAAGGAATTTGACTGCCCTATCAGTTTGATCCCCAAACACATCGCTAGAAGCATCGTAAGAAGCTTCTGCAATGGCACCATTGACAATGCCAGAAGGATGTGGACTGAATTCAGGGAAGCGCTCAAGAAAGCTTGCGTAGGTAACTGCCATAATCAGGCTTTCCCAATACGAATGGCTTCAACGCGCTTTGCAATGGCATTCCTTACGCGAATGCGCCCTTCGATCTTCTTCCAATCTGCCAGACGATCTGGATCATGGATGAGTTCAATGGCGCGGATGGCTTGTGTAAGGGGAAGTTCGCTAAGGCTTTGAACATTTTCAGGCAGGTCTTCTACCATCACTTGTTCTTTCATTTCTTCAATGGCACCAATAGCAAGAAGCTTTTTAACAGTGCCGTTCTCCTTCGCTTCCTTCCATTTTTCATCAGGGATTTCCTGATTAAGACCAGGCGTTAGTTGAATGAGCCCGCTCTTGGTAATAATGCCAAACCCTGCATCGCGAGGGGGATTTTCAAGTTCGGGACGATAAGCAATCAGCATTGTTCAAGAAAAACAATTGCTAATAGCTTAACGCCCCTCTTCTTGATTAACTATCCTCAGGCAGAGGCCTGCACGTAGATCATGCTCTTGGGATAGTACAGAGCAACGCCACCCACGCGGGCATGAGCAGGAACAATGAATTCCAGTCCACGCTGTTGAGGCGGGAACAGCTCAAGAGGCTGAGGAATGTGCAGTTGCACTTTCTCAGGATCACGCTTGTACACAACCATACGGTCGGTGTTCAGCACGCTGTTGTCAGCTTCCAACTGGTTGATGGGCTCAACGTTGCGGATGTAGGGGTTGGTACGCAGGAAGTACTCAAGCACGGTCACATCCGAAGAATCGGAGTTGCGAGTGGTGCTAATCTTGTTGTAATCCGCGTAAGACAGCAGAATGGTGTCGGGCTGCTCCTTCATCTTCGAGCCGTTGATAATGGCAGTCACGCCATAATTCAGCAGCTCCAGCATTTCCTGGGCAGTGGTGCCGGTAGTGGTAAACCACTTATCAGCAGCAACAACGTCCACAGTGGAATTGTTGAAGAAACCAGCGAGACCCACAGAGCTTTCGCCGAAGAAAGCCAGGCTCTCCACTTTCTCTTCATAGGCACGACGCACAGCAGCAGCACGACGCTGCTCCAGGGCAATGTTGGCCATTTGAGCAGCACGCAGTTCCTGCACGGTGTAGCCAAAGCTGCCACCGAAGGAACGGATGTTGATACTCTTCTCCACTTGGCTGATGTCAGCACGGGGCAGATCATCAGCAGCGTCCGCAATCAGACGGAACTCACCAGTGGAGTCCATGATGCGATAGGTGAAGGTCTGGGCGCCAGGACCAGCTTCAGCAGTGACGGGAAGAACAGTGGGATATTTAATATCCGCATACTGCACTTCAAAGACTTGGGGGCGAATGTACTCAAGCTGACGCTCAAGGAACAGGCCCGCATCATCCATACGGAATTCAGACATTTTTAAGAGCCTCCTATCAAGAATCAGCAGAGAGGGTGAAGCTCGGACCGTTCAGCTCCAGAACAGCGAGACCGCTGCCAGTCGTGGAGGTAAGGAAACGAGCGTTTGCGAGGCGAACAGTTTTGCCCGATGCGAAAGCATGGGAGAACTGACCAACCTTGCCAGTGCCGCTAGCGGAATACAGCACGCGCACGGGAGATGCGGGAGTAACAGCGCCAGTCACATAAACAGCAACTGCACCTTCATTGGCCACGTTCATGGCTTGCTGGTTCTTCACGCCAGGACGGCTATTTGCATCCAGAGCGGTTTCATCAACATAGGTGAGGACGTTAACGCCCAGCACAGTGTCAGAAGCGCCAGAGATGGTAGTAGCAGAATTAGCAACGGTACCAGCAGTGTTGTAAACGACAAGATTGCCGAACGGAACAACAGCGCCGGTCTCGTTGAGCCGAGTGGTGATAGTGTTGTCGCGGATGTCAGACAGTTGACCTTCCAGCAGTGCATTGTGCTGCAGGCTATAAGCCTGCTGCACGCCACCAGCGGAGGCGGTGCCCGAAGCAGAGAAAGTTACGGCCATAATTACTTAGCCTCCTTGGAGATGGAAAGGGGCTTCTTCCAAGCATTCTGCAGCATGTCCATATAGGACGAAGGTGCAGAAACGGGAGAAGCAATGGAAGCCACGGCTTTGCGCAGCTCGTCAGTGGTGGCAGAATCTTTGCGACCCTCAGAAAGGGTGTCAAACATTGCCTGTACGTAGTCGTCGCTCTTCTCAGAAAGATCAAGCTCGTCGCCACGTACTGCTTTGATGGAATCAACCATCACTTCACGGGCGGTTTTGCCAGCGAAAGCATAAGCGGCATCAAGAACAGGCTTAGCCTTCTCGATGAGAGCCACACGCTCTTCCACCATGGAATCAAGGTTGATCTCCTTGGCGGCAGCCAGTTCAGCAGTCAGTTCTTCAACTTGTTCTGCCAGGGCATCAGCACGACCCTCAGCGGAATCACACTTGCCCTTCATTTCCTTTTCCATGGCGTCCATTTCTTCCTTCATTTTGGAAGCTTCAGACATCATGGCGTCGTACTTTTTCTTCATGTCCTCGTAGGACATTTTGGCGTCTTCGCGTTCTTTAGTGATCGCAAGAGCAACGCTCTCCGTCACTTCAAACTCGGCGCCGTCGAAAACGACTTTCGCGCTCATAGTTGTATTTTCCTCAATGGAAAGTAGGGAAGGATCAGCAGCATCTTGACGATCAAGATGAAGCTTCACTTGCGGGCCAGCGCGGCCCCGACGAACAACGGCGATGTGATTACCAAGGATTTCCTTTTGGATGCCATCGTAATGCTCACCGCTATCAGTAACGCCAGGCGTAGGATCATAATTAACCCTATAGCCAGCGCTTACCTCACGAGCGTCGCCGCGCATGATACGTTCAATGGTGTCTCGGTCCGTAATTGTCATTACGGCCTTGACGAAACCATTGTCGTATACCACTTCAGTGCCGCTAAATCCTACTTGGTAGTCTTTAGTATTTTCGGCATCGAGAAGGACGGGAGGATGCTCCGAAGTGATTGCCTTGCCCGCAAAGGAAGCAAGACTATCGGGAGACGCCACTTCTGTTTCAGGCCTGTATTCACGACGCACTGAACCGTCAGCATCTGTGTAGAGCTGAATGCCAGTGCGAGCAATAGAGGCCCAAGCCCGGAGGTAACCTTCGGGCGTCACCTCATATTTCTCAATGGGAGAGAAATCGTAGCGACAAGATGCGGTGCTCATATAATCACTTTATCAATAAACTTAGTTTATTATAAAAACAACTATTCAGAACTGACTAGAAAATGATGTTCCTCAAGAAGAGCAATGCCGATGTGCTTAAAATGCCCCATCAGCAAGCTCGTCTTCTCATTGCTTCTCGCATTAAAGAAGCCCGCCTTAACAGCGGGCTTTCACAGAAGAACGTAGCAGAAGCTTTGCATACAAGTCAGAGTTCTTATTCTCGAATGGAACGCGCTGAGCTCGCTCCTGACTGCGTGCAAATTCGCACTCTCAGTGGACTCTATGGAATTAGCGTGTTGTGGCTGATGGGCTACCCGTCATTCATTCTCAATGCAAAGCGTGATTAATCCTCTTCATCGTCGTCATCGCCGCGGAGGTCGCGCAACTGATCCTCAATGCCTTCCATGATGTACGACTTCGCCATTGCCTCAATTTCAAAAGTGAGGAATTTGGTTGGATCAAAATGAGGATCAGGCCTGTCGTAAACACTCATCACATAGATGTGAGTTTCGTCGAGACGGCCATTCTTGAAGCATTGCTTTTCAACAAGCTCCCAGCGTGAAGTGTTGCGATGTTCGTTGGCGGAAAGAATGGACAAAGCCTGCATTAGACCAATGCCTTCATCCTCCTGCTCGATAACGCGCACGTATTCGCTCATTGATCTTTGTTTCGACTTTCTACCATCTTAATGATGCGATTTGCCCATGCCCTCCCGGCATCGCCTCCCCATAAAAGCCAAGCAATATATCCAGCATCATTCTCTCCTCCGCTTTTGTTCTTTTCGTGGCGAGAAAAGAATGCAGACATGCGCTTGATGGTGGCATAGCTAATTTTGCTGCCGCCAGCAAGATCGCCAGCTCTTGCCACGCCACTACCAATGCCTTGCTTCCCCGCTTCCTGCGTCGTCAAGCCGCCTTTGCCGTGTTTCTTGCGCAGCTCTAAGCCACGACGAGCAGCGCTCCTTACGGCAGCAGGAGGGGAGAAGCTTTCAGCGTCTCCCCTCAGTGCTTTTTTCCGCAGCTCCCATCCATTTCTTCTTCTTCCTCTTCTTCTCCGGCAAGCTCCTTGAAGAAGCCCATATAGTATTCGTCGCTCATATCCTTCTTGGGCTTGCGAGACATGCCGGCTTCCGACAGGGCAATTGCCAGCGCTTGTTTCGGGCTCTTCACTGGTTCGCCACTGCTGCTCTTAAGCTTGCCGCCCTTAAATTCACGCATTACTTTGGCAATTTTTGCCTGCTTTTCTTTCTTGGTCATGGCCCAAACGCTTTTCTTAAGCATAATCAATGGATGAATCCTATAGGAGCGGTGGCGATATTCATGCCAGGGAAAAGTTTGTCACGATACAAAACCATGCCAGTAATGAGGCGTTCGGCAATAAAAGCCAGCGCCCGCTTGTCATAGCCTCCAATGCGAAGAAACTGTTCTTCATGCTTGTGCCAAATGGGCGCCAATGCTACAAATAGCGCGCTCATGAACTGCTTGTACTGAACATTGCTTCCTCTCGCCATGTTGCAGCCGATAAAGCTATTCTGCTTCCAAATGGCATCAATTTCTTCCCTTGAAAAAATCCAGCTTCCTGAATCCGCAATTTCCCTAGTGATTGCAGGAGCATCAAAAGCGGAGTGCCCACCATAGAACTGCTGCTCCAGCGTGCAGTTGAACAATGCGGGCTCTGGAAAATACAGCGTATTTTCGTCATACCATTGATCATTTGGCTCCAGCCAATTGCGCCTGTATTGCGCATTGCCAATGTTCTTTTCGTTTGCATTAAGAATCATCCAAGAAATACAGGACAATTCTCCCCATCGGCTATTGCGAGTAGAAAGAGAGGCATTCTCATCGTCAAACACATAACCTTGCGCACGGAGCGTTTCACGCTCCTCGCTAGACAAAACATGCGCTCCTCCCATAATGGGAACGATGCGAGAGCGGGCTTCATACCTCACTTTCTCGCCAGGAATGCACACGGCATAAATGGTGCAGTCAGACGGTTGCATAGACTTTCCTCGCAGACCACAGCTCGTTGTAATTGTTCACGCCTTTGGCGCCAAGACCAGTAAGGTCGCCGCCTCCCGCAGGCTTACTCCAAGCCATGATCGTGCCATCAGGAAGCACGAATGCTCGATTCTTCTGTCCATGCGTCGGCGTCAGTTCAAGATAATCGCCGTAGATGAAATTGGCTTGGCTTCCATTCGCAGCAAGCGCCTTGCCTAAAAGCGTGGGACCAGTGGGGCACAATGGCGTGATGCCATAGTATTGCGTTTTGCAATTTTCCACAATCATGTCAATGGCAGCTTGCAGCGCTGCATTGTCTGGCTTGGAATAGAGCACAGTTGTGGCACAGGCCCAGCTTGTATAGCTAAAGCGTTGAATATCACGAAAAGCCAAGAATTCAATGCGATCACCAAGGTCCACTGCATTGAAGGCTCTCACGCCAATATCAAAATACCAGCCTCCGAGTTTATTCAATAAGCAGAATCGACCAAGATCTGCCTTGTAAGAGAATGGCGACAGACAATCATATGCCCACACCACTTCTTCTTCATAGTTCTCGGCAATAAAGGAACGAAGCGTATCGCTGTTGTAAATAACATGCTCAGCATCGGGAAAGCATGCGTCAATGGTTCCCGTGGCATGCTTGAGAAATGGACTCAGCTCTTCTGCTGGGTCAGTAGAAAGAAAGATTTGTGAAATTTGCATGGCAATCAAACAATCTTGGCGGGAGTACCAAAGCCCTTAAATTCAGGCTCTGCAGGCTTGGCAGCAAGCGTTTCATTCACTGCATCTTTAAGCTGCTGCTGAATGTAGGGCCACGTAAACGGCTCCTCATGGAGACGCTTATAGCACCATTGTCCATGCTGCTTCAGAATGTCGCGGTTCTCGTAATAGTAAGTGAGAATATTTGCAGCGCATTCAGGATCTGGAAGCAAGCGCTCCAAGCCGTAGTTCCTATCAGTTTCGCTGGCATTGCATTCAATGCGAGGCATCTCATCAAAGATTTCAGCCAAGCTTGTATGGTTTGGAACCACTTGTGCCACGCCAGTCGAGCCATGCTCCGAATTGACCAGGCCCCATCCTTCGCCAATGCAAGTATTGATGCCAATATCAGCAGCGTTATACACTTGGTTCAACTGTTCAATAGGAAGACAGTTATCCACTGAATAGTGCGGACTTGTCAAGATGAGCTTGCTTGTTGGGTCAAACCCTTCATCACGCGCCACACGCTTAAAGAGCGGCACTAATTCCCATCCCAAGTCTTTGCTGCCCATATTGAGCCATAGACGAGCGTCATCTTTGTCTTTGGCAAATTTGATGAACGCTTTAATTGTCAAATCAATGCGCTTACGCGGTTGATTTCTATTGCCATTGAACACGACGAACACATCATCTGGCACACCAAGCTTTTTGCGACATTCTTCCTTGTCCATTGGGAAGAACTTTGTGAAATCAGTGCCATGCCCAATAATGCGCACGGGCTTTGTGTAGCCCATTAGCTCAAGCTCTTTCTTGGCAAACTCCGTGTAAGTGGCAAGTCCGTCCCATTCCATCATGGGCTTAGCCAAGTCTGGGAACAAGCCGTAAGAATCAATGGGAGTGTAGACAAACCATTTGAAGCCAAACTGCTCCTTCAACGGCTTCGCCTTTTCCCATAGTTGCAAGGCAATCCAAATGTCATTGGTCACCCATACAAGATCTGGCTTGAATGCTTGGATGACGCCTGCAATGCGATGGGAGCCAAACGGATCATTGCCATGCAGCATGGCGGGGTAAACCGTATAGTTCTTCGCTTCTGGATGGGGGTCGCCGTGGAAGTTTACGGCTAATACAGCCACTTCATGCTCTTCTGCTAATGCAGGAAGCAAATATTGCGCCACTCGTCCAAAGCCTGTCTCTACAAAGGCATCGCCACAATACAGAATGCGGGCCATAATCTCCCCTGAATCTTCGTCATCTTAAGGGGCTTTTATACTGATGGCAAAAGGAGGCAAATGACATTACCACTTGGTTCAATACGCTTTTGCATTAGTACGTGCAAGAAATTTGCCCCGCATACAATTCCCGTTATCATTCCCAGTTTGTTTGCTGCTGGCATCAAGCAAGAGGAAATTTTAATCGTCAATGGCGGTCAAACTGTTCGCGCCAATACAAGCTACAAAGGCGTGCCGATGCTGCTGACGCAGCAGAATTCCTTTGAATACACGCCGCTCATTGAAATTGTGGAGCATTCAATGGAAAGCGAATATTGGTTTCTCCTTCATGACACTTGCATTGCAGGTCCTCTCTTTAAGGTGCTGACCTATGAGTCTCCTGTGGAGGCCCCAGAGAAGGTGGCAATGAAACAAACGCCTTCGATGAGCATTGGTCTTTATCGCCACGACTATCTCATGGCTCACAAGGAGCGCTTGATGGCTATCAAGAACTTGGACAGCTCTCCTGAGGCGTTGCAGCGCTGGAAGCAGTGGGGCGTGCCAAACGAGGACTACATGCTCTGGAAGCTCCAGGACGTGCCTTGTCATATTTATCATCCAGACAAGCACGGCCCTGATGAATGGAACTATCAAGGGCACGCCGATCCATATGGCACTGGCATGCAGCGCCGCATCGAATACTTCCCGCAACTGCACCTCGCTAAAGCCAAAAGCAACTGGCAAGGCGTTCAACCCCACCTTTGCATTGACATCTAATGAAGCGTTTAGCAATTATTGGCGGAGGCTGGGTGGGATGTCATTTGGCAATGGCATTCCGCGATGAGATGGAAGTGACGCTGTATGAAAAGAATCATACGCTCATTTCAGAAACTTCTTTTATTAATCAAAACCGTTTGCACTATGGCTACCACTATGCCAGAAATGCTGCAACTCGCCGCCTGTGCGCCACTACTTTTGTGCGCTTCATGGAGGATTATGGCGATCTCGTTCATGACGTAGAGAATAATTACTACGCAGTGTCGGAAGATGAAAGTCTTCTTGACGCTGAAACTATTTCCATTATTTTCGGGAATGGTCCGCATGCTCAGTTAGATCCACGAGCTTTTAACCACACATCGCTTTTGCTGGCCACTCCCGAAAAGCGCATTGATGCCATTGGGGCAAGCCTGTATTTTCAACGGCGCCTAGAACCACTGGTTAAAAAGGAAAAGATTCAACAATGCAATCTGCAAGCATTGAAGCAAGATTACGATTTTGTTTTCGACTGCACCAACAATGCTCTCCTAGATCCATTGCCCTCTCATTTCTTTGAAGCAGTGGCAATGTTTATTTACCGCCCCAAGACTCCTCTTTCGTTCGGCGCCCTCACCTATATAGATGGAGAACTGTTTTCCATCTATCCATACAACGACAAATGCTTCTCGTTGAGTCACGTAAGGCATGGCGTCATGAGCGATAACTCGCTCGACAATGCGGACGATGCAAGGCAATTAATTGAGCAACACGTGGAACGTTATTGGCCAGACTTTGCTGATAGCTTTGATTATCTATTCCCCACTCTTTCAATTAAAGCGAAGACAAAAGACTGCAGCGCTAATCGCACGCCATTGATGCGTCAAGACGAAAATCTATTCTCTTTCTTCACGGGCAAGATTCAAGGCATCTATGCCATTGAAAGCATGGCTAGACAAATTATTGCTCAGCCATAAAGCTGTCTAAACAACGGATATTCACGATGGTGCTGAGAAACATTTACCAGCTCGCGCGTGATTCCGCCTTGGTAGCTGCTTGCAACTAAGAGCCGTTTGATTTGCTTGTGTTCATACTGGTTCAAGATGGGACCATTGTCAGTGTCACTGATATGGACATGCGCAATGAAACGGAAGTAATGTTTGATAATCTTTGTCGGGCTATCGCCTTGCAGCCAAGCATTATTTGTATCAAGCATTGTCTTCACATTGCGCAAGTTATAGAAGTCAATGTGATTGATAATCTCCTCGACCGAGTGGAAATACTTCCCTCCAAATGCTTTTGCAATAGGCTCAATGCAAAGAATGGCATCATTCGCCTCAAGGATTGAATCCATGCGCTTTAGAACTTCCATCAAGCTTGACGGGCTCCCCCTGCGCAAAGCAGGACTACCAAGGACGAAGCGCTTAATGCCCATCAAGGAGCCAAGCTTAACCACTCGCAGCAAATGCTCTTGCGTGGCAGCAGTGTCCTCAAAGCTTTGAACGGCGCTGTCATAGAACAGCGCCTGAGCTGAATAGGCCCAAAGTCCATAATGCTCCCTATAGCGCTTTGCAATGTCGCCAAAGTCTTCATTTCTCGCAAAGATACGAGACGGCACCAGCTCAATGAAATTAAAAGCGCCGGCATTGGCGCTTAAGATTTCATGCTCTTCTTCATCTTTCCAGCCAATCGCACTAATTCCAAGCATTAACAAATGCCTCCATTTTTTTTAACGTGGTTTCTTTGCTAGAAAAATAAGGCCCACAATTGTATTCAATACGTACTCCATAATCGACGACTGTCTTCGCCCATGGAAACCATCGGTCAATAATCTCTAAAGTTTCAACAGGTTCAGAAAACCATTGATGCTCTCCGCCTTTTTGGCAAGCTTCAGTGTGAAGCCATAAATCCCTTAAATCGTACCATTGATAACAAGAATTAGCGTTAATCTTTTCAACGTTGTTGCTGTTAAGAAGATCAAACAAAATATTCTTTTTGATGCGCTTGTGAAACAATGCAGGGAGGCGAATGATGGTAATTACAGTGTTGGGAAAGGTGGCCTTGACTAGCAGCTCAAAGATGTATCGCGTGGAACCATAATTAATGGCATGAATCTCTGGGAAATTTTCCACATATTTATAAGTTTGACTATAGATGTCAATGGTGGAGTAAAGGATGATTTCCTTCGGACTCCATAGTTTAATCTTTGACATCACGTGATACATATTATCAAAATCTGCCATCGGAGCCTGATTTGCCTTCCACTTCTCCGCCGGCAAACAAGCTAAATAAAGCTTGTCAATATCATCTTTCAACAATGGAGCCAAGTGAATATTTTCGGAATTAAAGCGACAATCAAAATCGTGGTGCTCTCGCAAAACGCTTCCAATTAAGCCCGTGCTTCCAACCAAAACATCCATGCTCACACTGCCACGACTGGCGCTTGTTGACGCATGTATTTTACGCTGCATTTGCAATTGGACATGCAAGCACAACGCTGACCTGGCATGGGCAGACTTCCAATGGGAACAGCTCCTCGCCCTGCATAGCGCAAGCAGTCGTCACAATGCTTCGCCTGCGGATCGAGGATGCGTCGCATCAAGCTATACCCTTGCTTCTCCTGTCGAATTGTGGTGCCTTCCCAGTAAGAACCTCGCACAGCTTGAGCGTACATGCCGATGCGAGCAAGAGCCATGGGAGTAGAAATGCTCCCAGCCAGAAGATCGCGAGCAAAACTCTCCAGATAACGGTATTCCGCACGAAGGCGTTGACCGATGCGCCCCCAGTCTGAAGCTTGCATCGTATCCCGTCCACCATTGCCAATGATCGCTGCTTGTACATGCGCAAGCTTAAGTGCTTCTCTTACGCTTTCTTGCCATTGAACCAACGTAATGTCGCCGCTACTAAGCATGTTTGTAAGACGACGTAGCAAAGTGCCAAGCTTGTTAATTCGACCATCAACCAAAGCTTCCACGGCAGACTGACTGAGGAACCTTCCATTGCTTCCGCGATAACGGCCACTAACGGGATCGTAGCGCCATGAGGATTGGTCAAGACGCTGTTCAAGAGCGGCAGCGAACGTTGATAAATCATTCAGGCCTTGCATCTTCAGCCTCCAGAATATCCTTGAAACGCTCAGGCGCTTCCTCCTTCCATTGGTTCAATGCAGCGTCAATATCCTCGGCGCTAATTAATGCGGCTTCGTCAAGGTCGGAAAGAATCAAGCCTTCGACTTTCATGGGCTCAAGAGCATCAACTTTGCTGCTCACATTCTTTGCTTTTCCTTTGCGTTCGGGATCGGGATCCGCCTTGCGCTTGCGAGCAACAATTGTTTGACGCTCTTCTTTGCTCATGGCTTGCGCCTTGGCTTGCGGCAGACATTTAGGCTTGCCTTCTTTTTCCTCGCGAGCGCCACACGGACCAAGGATTTCGCCATTGGCGCCAATCCTCACCCACTTTTCCTTGAACCATTTATCAAGATCGTCAGCATGAAGCTCTTGTTCGTCGCTCTTGAATGCTCCGCTCAGTGAACCGTGCTTCTTCTTGTACATTTGCTTGTACTGTTGCACCACGTAGCCACTGGCGTAAGCAGAAGGCCACACTTTGAATTTGGACTTAGCAGCGCTTACTGCCCGAGAATGCAGCTCTTTATCCGTGAATGTCACGTCGCCGCGAACTTTCTCTAGATCACGAGGTAGAAACAGACCAGCAGCATCTTCCCTGCTGTCCTCCACTTCACGGCTTCCGTCCATGGGAAGAGTGCCGTTCTCCTCGTTCATTGGATCACGACCGCCAGGAGGCACTGCCATTTTCCCGTCACCCCCTTTCTGAGTGGAACCACCCCCAGCTTGAGTGGAAGACTGGGGAAGTTCCCGCACTACGGACGGATCCAAGGTGAGTTCCATGCTCCACTCAGAGCCGCCATAGCGGGCATCTGCCACTTCCTTAGGACTCAGCACGCCAAGCTGGATGTAACGACCGTCTACGGCCGCCACACGCGCCCGTACGTCGGCCATTTCGCGCTCATTAAGCTCGAACAATGGATTGAAAGAAATGCGCCATGACTCAGGCAGCTCTCCTTTCGTGGGGCCTTCCTTGCTAAGCATGATCATTTCCATCAATTTCTTGATGGGCCGTTTGAAATGAACGCTTTGATAATCAGCAAGCGTTTTGGCGAAATCACGCTCTTCACTACGGCCAGTAGAGCCAAGGCCACTCGGACTTTCGCCAAACAACACTGTATGAGGAATCTTGCTGGCGCCGATAATGTCTACGCGCAGCTTTTCTAGGATTTCTCCAATGCCTCCAAAGTTGCGGCTAATAAATTCAAGCTCTTCTTTTTCCGCATCAATCGCGTAGCCGCGATAAATGCTCTTGCTCATATCATTCACTTGCAAGCGATCACGAATGGAGCTTTCTTTACCAGCCGCAAGCATGGCTGCTAAGCCTCTTACTTTATGAACGAAAATATCAAATTCAGTGAGGAGCGTTGCTGCTGAATTCAAGCCTGTCCAATAATGCCTGAAGCTGTCATAAACAGTTTGCAAACTGCTCATTCCCCATCCATAGTTACGCTGCCTCACTCGATAAGGAAGCCAGTCGCCATCAAAGCGGAGAATGCGGTCTTTATGAATGTAGGTGAGCTGGGGCTGGTTAATTAAATCTCCAGAGATGATCTGATAATAAGTGGCTTTTGAATAGTCGTATAAGTTTTCTTCATTAATAACGGGCGCAATTTGCCATCGGTCCAAGCACTCAATGTCTTCGATGCGACGGATATTCCGTTTATCGACAGGCATGTAAGCGGGACGCCCATCGTCAATAAAAAGAAGTAGACAAGCACCCCCATAAAGGCGGGCGTTCTTGGCTGCGAGGTTGAGGTGTTCGAGGATGTAGAGGTCTTCAATTACTTGCTCAATTCCTTGCACTTCTTCGGCTTTAACGCCATCGCCACCAAACAATACTTTGAAGCCTTTTCGAGTGGCTTGGTCAGCATAAATATCAACAATGCGACGAGGAAGCCATTCACCATAAAGATTTTCTAGTTCTTCTTGCGCCAGAAATACTGTGGCTGTAGTTTTAGTATATTGCGCCTTATCGCGGCCAGTGCCCATGCCAATGAGCACATTCTGAAGACCATCAGCCCTCACTCCGCCACTGCCAACGTGACCAAGATCAATCGCTTCGTTTTCCATAAGAAAGAATTATGGCCATGATGTGTTGTTTTTATTCTAGAACCCGGCTACATTGTCACGTAGCTTATGCACACTATGGCCAGCTTTGGCATTGTTTTTCATTTCAGCGAGGAAGACAAGGAGCTTGTACGGGCGGAAGCCATGCGCAGGCAGCGTTTCAATGAAAGAAAAGGCCTAAAAGGGCGCAATGGAGGACCGAAAGAAGGAGAGAAAGCTCTTTTCGCTCATAAGCTTGGTGCCGCTGGTGAACTAGCAGTGGCAGATTATCTCCAGTTACGGGAGTTTCTCTATCAAGAAACAGAAGCAATTCGTGGATCCTTTGACCTGCCTCCCAACATCGATGTAAAAACACGCTCTCGTCATCGCTACGATCTCATCTGCCAGTTAGACGAGAAGCCCGGAAAAACTTTAGTGCTGGTTACAATTCAAAACAAAATCACTCTTCTCCATGGTTGGATAAAGAGTGAAGATGCCATGAAGGAGCAATGGAGGAAAGATCCTGCAGGTGGAAGACCAGCTTATTTCGTTCCTCAATCTGCATTGCTTTCTCTTGTAGACTTGCGCCATGCTGAAATGTTCTGACTTTTCCAAACACGCGCTAAAGCTGGATCTCTATCCACAGCAGGCAAAAATCCTTGATAATTTCTTCCAGCCAGATAAGAGCCATGCAGTGTGGGCTCTTGGACGACGATCAGGCAAAACTGTTATGGCAGCAGTGGCCTGCGTCTATATGTGCTTCGTCCTGGAAGATGAATATCGGCGGCGAGTGAGGAAAGGCGAGAAATGGTACATCGTGACCGTAGCAAACAGTCAGGACCAGGCCCGCATTGCTCTTAACAACATTCGCCAGCTCATTCTTGATAGTCCCTTCGCTCAAGAGATTGTCCGTGAAACCGCCGACATCATTGAGCTGAGCAACAACTGCGTATTTAAGGCCATCCCCACTTCAGGCCGTGCTGCTCGTGGCCTTGCTTGCGCAGGCGCAGTGTTTGACGAGCTTGCTTTTGCCACTGAAGGCGATGCAAACAGCGGGGGTCGTGGCATTTACGACGCACTTTCTCCTGCCATTGCTCAGTTCGGAGGGAAAGGACGCATCCTTGAACTCTCCTCACCATGGCTAACAGACGGCATCTTCTACCAGCATTTCAAAGAAGCAAGCTCCGGCCGTTTCCCTTTCATGCAAGCGGTGAATCTCCCAACATGGGAGATGAACCCAAGCATTTCGCAAGAGTTTCTTGACACAGAGAGACAGCGTGACCCGGAGAAATTTAAAGTTGAGTATGGGGCGCAATTCGCAAGCAATCTTTCAGCCCTCGTTGCAAGCGATGTTATTGACGCCTGTATTGATGACCGTAGAGCGGCTTTACCACCCCGCCCTGAATTCCAAGGGGCCTATGTACTTGCCCTGGACCCCGCCCGTGGTGGCGTTGGTCGTGACGACTACACTGCTTGTATTGTTCACTATGAAAATGGCACGTTAGTCGTTGATAAGTTCCATTCATTCATGGCTGATTTTGAAATCAATGGGAGAATGGAAGTAAATATCAATGCAGTGGAAGATTGGATTAAGGAGCAGCATCGCTTGTATGTCTTTGACACGATCGTGATGGACCAGTTCAATAGCGCTGGCACCATTCAAAGCTTATCTAGTGATTTGCCTATCACGGAACTCACGTGGACAGTTAGTTCCAAGATGAAAGCATTTAGTAAGATGCGCGAATTGTTTAATGCAGGGCAAATCAATCTTTATCGCCACGAGAAGGCGATCATGCAGCTTAAAAATCTCACAGTCATCTATAAGCCCAGTGGACAATGGAGTGTTACTGGTGGTAAAGCTTCTGGAATTGACGACTTAGCGTTTGCAATGGCAGGCGCCATTCTTGCTGCCAGCAAAGATGATGATATTGGCTGGATTGAAAGCCTCATCTCCTAGTATGATTTTCAAACAATAGTTCTCCTATGAAATGAAGAACAGCGAATTAACTATGCAAGAGGCACAGTTTCTTGTGTCATTGCTTGAATGTGGTAGCTCCAATAGACAAACCGCCCTTCAACTCCTCGCAGCCGAACATCTCTACATCCCCACTCTCCTTCCAAAGCTCCAAGCCCACGTCAAGCGCCTAAAGCAAATCACATTGCTAGAGCAGGTGATGCACGATGGTGAAGAAAATTTTGACGACTACTGCCGTGCTCATCCCGAAGACCAATCCTGTAGAGAATATGACGTTTGAGCAGCGAAAGCCATGCTATGCTTTTGGAGCTTTCGCGAAGCACGCTGGCCAGCGTTAGTTCAACAAGGAACAATGGTTTCAGGCGCCATTGTTTCGAAAAGCGATGTTGCACATCGCGGCCCTGTGCAACAGGGCCTTCCAGGGGAAAGAGGGGAGCAGGCCGACCTGCTCTGAAATGCCGTACAAAGCGGATTGAAGTCCCGCTCGGCGCCCTCTTTGTCCATGAGCCCTCGTAGCAGAACTGGTTTATGCACCGCGCTTAAAACGCGGAGGAACGAGAATTTCCATGTGGGTTCAAATCCCACCGAGGGCACTTTGCTACACTGATGGTACGTTCACCCCGAAAGGGGCGCATGACCTGCTGGTACGGAACGGGACCAGCATCATCGGGAACTATCATGAACCCTCTCGCCCTCATCAAGCAGCAGCTTGAGAAAGCAGCTCGTCTGCGTGAAGCACAAATGGCTTCGCTCGTCTATCGCGGCGTTGCTTACGTGCCTAAGCCCCATTGGTTCTGACCTGCTATTGGTTTAACCATCATCAACAAGAAAGGGGGCTTGTGCCCCCCTTTTTCATTGCTGTTCTGCCAGCTCCTTAATTCGTCTCAATGGCACAGCAGCTACTTGCGGAACAATGCTGTTGCCTAACTGCTTAAGTCTGTCCACCCGATTGGATAGCCCATCATCTCCTCGACAAAGGACGGGTTTAGATAGGTAGCTCCTCCATTCTGGGCTGAGCATTGCACCACTATGGAGCCAGGTAGTCGTCCCTTGTCCGCTGCTTTCTGATAGTTCGTATTCGGTCCGCTGTCCTTGTAGTCCCTCGTTGTTGGTGTTGGAAGTATTTGTCTGAGATGATTCTGCAAATCCACTTGTATCTTTTTTCCATTCTTGTAAGCGCTCAACCCCTTCCTCTCCGCGTCCTTTGGAACACTGCGACCACCGCTCGGCCTCATTGGCGTAGGCAATAATCCAGATGCGTTCCCTTCTGTGACAGGCTCCCAAATCACTTGCCGGAATAACCGCCCATTCTGCATCGTACCCTGCTTTGGCAATTTGAAAGAGGGTTTCTTGGAACGTTTCCCCGTTTTGGTGAGAGAGTAAATTTCTAACATTTTCAAGCAGGAGGAAGTTAGGTCGAAGTTCCCTAGCCAAACGGATGATTTCATAGAACAATACGCTTCGTTCTCCATCGTAACCAAGTTGTTTTCCTGCACAACTAAGGTCTTGACAGGGGAAGCCAGCAGTAATGAGAGAAAGTCCGTTTGGACAAAGCTCTTTGACGGCTTCCGCCGAGAGCGTGCGAACGTCCGGGAAGATTGGCGTGTTCGGCCAGTGCTTGTTGAGAACCCGCTGACAAGCTCCATCTGGCTCACAGAAGGCAACGGTCTTGAAACCGCCAACAAGCCGCTCAGCGGCATAACTGAATCCGCCAATACCTGAGAAGAGGTCAAGGATGGTGAGGGGAGAATTTGCCATGCGGGAACTATAGCGGCAACAGAGCTGGAAATCTTGAATGTTAAGTTTTGCAAATTACAGGGGGCTGCTGGTTGGGCCAGTGGACTATGGCATTAGCAATAATGAAGCAATTTGTAATTAAATACGATGCAAAAATGAGCGTGCGAATGAGCGCCACTCTGTCTGCTTCGTGATCATGCTTGCTCGCCTTTTCTCCTAGCGCCTTCGCCCAGATTCTCCACGCGTTCTTCCTGCTCATAAATCCAGGCCTTTAGCTCTGTCACATACTGCCTAATAATGGCAGCTTTTTCAAGATGCCACTGGTCCATGGAAAGAAAATATTGAGCATTGTGCCAATCAATGGCTCGCAAGGATTGGTAGATGATGGGATTGAGCGGTTCACGCAGTGGCGTGTTGAACGTTCTGCGCTCGGTCATCGGAGGAGAAATAAAGCATCGCCTCGTCCCAATGAATGGGCGCGAAGTTGTGTTGTTCTACACAACAATTAAGATAGCGCTTATCCAAGCCTCCATCGGGAAGTCTTACATTATGAGAGTGCAGATGACCATGAATATTTCCTTTAAATCGTTGCTCAAACAATTCTGGATGGAGAGGGATGTGGCTCATCATGAATTCATGATGATAAAAACATCCACGAATGTCATCAAAATACTGCGCATAATCTTGAAGCTTGAAAATATCGTGATTGCCACGCACTAATACTTTCCTCCCATTGAGCTGTTCCAAGATCTTCAAGCCGCGACGGGCGATCGCCACGTCACCAAGCACATAAATGCGATCTTTAGGCTTTACGCACTTGTTCCATTGCTCCACCATGAATGCATCACCTTCTGCTGCGTCCTTGAATGGACGCAGCTTTTCACCATCAGGCCTTAAAAACGTATAGGCCTTATCGTGGCAAAAATGATTGTCTGACGTGAGCCAGCAGTTGACCATGGTTCAATAGAGAAAAGGCGCTGCTGAGAATCGAACTCAGTATTCCATGCTATCTGCATGACGTGTGCCAACACTTCAGGACCAGATGGCTTAAGCGTGAAGCGATTAACAACCGCTAATCGCTTCAGAGGCTTAAGCTCTGTCAGCCCGATGCTAACGCAGAGCGGGAACTAGCTCAATCTAGCTTCAAGCCCTGCCGTAAGAAGGCAGATTGGTATTGGCTGCCTCAAAAAACGCAGGCATCCGGCTCCGTTGTGTTTCAGCAAGGCCATCGGCCTTGCCTTTCTCAAACAAGCTATCGCTTTGCTTGAGCCAGAAATCTTTATTCAACCATTTGTTTTCGCTCATGCCCAGCGCATCAAATGCCCACAATGCAGTGGCACGGCGCAGTTTATTCAGGCTCTGACCAGCATTCTCGTTCAGCTCCTTAGCCACAAGACTATGCACGCCAACGTGCGTAATCTCATCACGACTAATATCAGCAGCCACAGTGCGAATGCCCATATCGCCGTTGAAACGGAAAAATGGCAACACAACAAAGAAGATGCTGCGCTCCAAAATGGCAGCTTTCAAAATTGGATGAGCAGGATGTTCTTGCCATGCCTTCAGAATGCCTTCAACTTCCTTCTCGGCCTTTTCATCGGAACCATGGGCGGCAACGATGTAGTTAAGGGCTTGGTCATGACGCTGCTCATCCTCTTGGTTATGCCGCAGCGCTTCCACAACGCCAGGAGTAGAAGGCAGATCACGCTCCAGCCCCTGCTCCAGAAAGTCCTTCACAGGAAGCTCCAGATGACGCAGAGCCAGCAGCTTGCCAAGCGTAGCCTCACTGCCTTTTTGCACCATACCCTTGTCCACGGCAACAGCTTGCCAAGGCCGTTTCTTGGCAATCATCGACAGATAGGGGCTCTTCGTAGTCATGGTTGTGGTATCGTTCAATAGTGTGTGAGGAGAAAGGGGCCTTCTGGCCCCTTCTTTTTTTGGAAGGATTTAATCCTTATGAATACTCGTCAATGTGATCGTTAATAGCGTCAAACATTGAACAGAGTTTTAATTGCCTGCGCCGACTCATATAAGGAAACATTAGATGTCCAAGCGTTGAACATTTGATTTTGTCTCCCAGTGTCCAAGTCCAGCAAGGTTTGCGATTATCTGGAACCTTTGTTGATACCAGTCCACCGCCGAATAATGCGTGAACTTTCTCAAGGGTATCCAAATCGGTCATCTTGATGGACATTCGGACCATGAGGTAATAAGGTTTGCGTTTTGTTCTGGAGGCATTGTGGCGATAGCTAACGCTGATCCACCCTTCGCCTTCAAATAATCCCGCAAACCAAGCAAGTTCTTCGTTGGTTGGCAATTTACTCTCCCATAAGAGAATAAATCATAACTACTCTGAACAAGCAGCGCAGAATCCAGCCTCTACGGAACAAGACGCAGAATCCTGATCAGCCTCTTCATCGAGGCCAAACATGCTCTTAAAGTCATCATCCAACGCAGCATATGCGTCGTCCTTGCGCTGAGTATCAGGCAGGACTTGCAAGCTGTAATAGAGGCTCGTCTGAGGAGATTCTAGCCAAGAGCGCAAGAATGCTTCGTTATAAATGACCACATCTGACCATGAATTAAATGAATAACCATGGAACAATCCTGTGCGTTGATACAGCTTCACTAGACCATTTGCAGCTTTATAGAAAGCTTCCCAGCCCACTTCGGCAGCAGTTTCTACATCGCCATAGTCAAAGCTTTCCACGCCAAATGTGCCCGAGTCACGATCAACAGTGCGAGCAATAGGAGGAGCAATTTCAGGAGCAGTTGTGAAGCCCCTGGTGTCCAGATAGCGATAGGAGCACGATGCAGTGGGAGCAATGCAAAAGGCACGTTCCATTTCATGCTCACGAGCAATCTCCGCAGCCTTCTGAATGCCCTGGTCGATTTGCCACACCGCTTCGCCAGAAATGGTGCCTTTCCAGAAATCATCCCACGCGCGAGGATCCTCAGCAAGATAAGCTTCCAAGGCATTGCCAAAATCTTCGTAGCTAATCCCTTGAATGGCAAGGAAATTAGCCAGGCCCAGCACGCCCAAGCCAATTTGCCTATCAATGGAAGAAGGAAGATATTCCCCAGTGTCACCAACGCCAGTTTTGGAATGCAGCTCGCAAAGCTGCATCATGCCTTCAACAAAAGCTCCTTGAATGTTACCCAGCGTACATGCACCCAAATTAACGTGCTGAAGCAGACAAGTGCCACGATGCGGAAGATAAACTTCCAAGCAGACATTGGCGCGGATGCGTTCTCCACGATTATTGTGGCGGATTTTGTTGAGCCAGAGATCGCCAGAAGAGATGGAACGAAGACAGGCATTAATCAACTCGGGAGACGATGCGGAAAGAAAATTATCATCAACATTCAAGCAGCGCTTCACCCAAGGAAGTTCGCTGCGCGAAGCATTAACAAATTCAATGGCATCAGGATGCGTATAGTCAAGATGCAGCACTACAGCTCCATTTTTATACAAACCACCCCTACGCAAAATCTCATTAAGCGTGGAATAAATCTTTCCAAAACTTACTGGTCCGCTTGCCACCAAGCCTTTGCCATTTTCAGCGCCCCTTTCGCGCAAAGAAGACAAATGAACAGCGACCCCCGCACCATTGCGCAAGCCATGGCTAACAAACCGCCAAGACGCTTCGATGCCATCTTCGCCTTCCATTGAATCTTCTACGTTGAACACCGTGCAACTCACAGGCAGGCGTCCATCAGGGCTATCCAGCCAATCCTGCACCCTGCCAGTGCGGGCAATCGGCTCACATTTTGCCTTTTCCTTCAGCTTCATAAGACGACAAAAGGGGACCATGGTCCCCCGAGAATCAACCAAGGCAGGCTAGCGCAAGAAGACCATGGGAAAGAGAAAGGAAAGCTTTAATCGCAAAGCCCCTCTGGGTCATCCATTGCCAATAAGTCCTTCACGAACAATTTGGCTTCATTAGTGGTGCGGAAATAATGAGGCTGACCATTAATGGCAGCAAACCATTGAAACTCTGGCTTGCTAAAACATGGCCACAATTTATATGAGCCAATATTAAATGGCTGACGATCAGGAAGCCCAAGCATTGATGCTTTAGCGAAGATCATCTTACGCTAGTTCTTTTCTATGAAATGAAAAGCAGCATTTAATACAATCTTCGTCTTTAATCAAGTCTTAAGCTTCTTGCGCTCTTGCGTTTCTGCGCATTTTCCTTTTCTGCCTTGATAAGCTCACTTTCTCCCTTCGGAAGCAAGGCGAAAGTTTTGCCAGGCTTTTTCACAATCATTTCCTCCTCTTCCAATGCAATGAGTTGGTTATAAATTGTTTTCGCCTGATAAGCATCACGATTTGCTTCGTGATGAATGATGGCATTAGATGTGGGGAAATAATCACAAGCCTCAATGTCTCCAATGGCCCATAGCACAAACGTGCGAGCATTCTTCACATAACGAGGCAAGCGCTTCTCTTGGTGCAATGCTTCAAGAGATTGAGCCAGCCCTGGTCGCATTGGCGTCCATTGAATGCGGCTTTCATTCCTGTTGCCAAATTTAATCTTCGCTTTCAGCGTTTGACAAAGCGCTTCGCTTTCAAGGTATTTCTTAATTGCAATGGAAAGATGGAACCATTCGCCTGCATGGCGCGAATTTTCAAAACGCTCGTGCAGCTCCTGCTCATCATCCCGATTCGCCTCAAAGGCCTTAACAACGATCAGTGTGTCTGGCGACGACGTGAGGAACGACGCGAAACGATCTCCTGGCGATGTGGAGAAGCCGATTTTGACGTGGTACGGCATGCTCGCCCATTGAACGAAATACACCCACCCGTCTGTTTTGCGCTTTTTCTGCTTGGGCTGAACCATGCTGCTCCGCTGAAAGTCCTTACTATAACAGGATCGGGACAACAGGGATAAAACAGCTCCCAGCAGCGTGAGTTACGATAGACGTAAGCGAAGCTGCGGCCTCATACGAGCTAAAAGCAGCTTCCTGGCTAGACGACGCTCCTCAAGCCAGTGCCTCAAGCGAGCGTAGCCCCCAAGAGCGGAGCGTCTACTGACAAAGGCTAAGCTAGCCGCGATGGGCTAGACCAGCGAAGCCCCCAAAGGGCGGAGCGTTCTAGACAAGCGGCGAAAATAAAAGGCCCGCGTCAGTGATCAAGAGCTGACTCAGTCTCGTGATGAGTCGCTGAAAGTGTGCTCACTGCGGGAAAAGTGAAAAATCATCTGTTTCAATCTAAAAAGCTTGAGCAGCGGCCCCTTAAGGGCCGCTTTCTAGCATTAAGAGCAATGGAAAAGAGGAATGCGCGAATCGTTAGCGCTTGCTTTATTGGTGCATCATTCCGACGCCTTTAGGGCGTCTCCATTGGTCTAGCTAATTGCCTGAGATCTCCAGAAACGCTTCAAGCTGCGTCCTTCGGACTTGCTTTCAGCGTATAGCAACTAGAAAAAAAGCTGGCTATATTGCCGCAAAGATCAAAGCTCTTAATGGCATCCTCGCTCCTCTCGCCATCATTGCAAGATGCCGTGTCTTCTCAAGATCACACTCCCCTCATAGCTAAATATTGCTCTAAATGTAAGCAACATTTGCCTATTTCTGAATTCACATTAGACAGACACTCCCTGGATGGTCTTAAACAATGGTGCAAAGCATGCAGAAGCTTTTCTGAACAAAAAAGACGAGATAAAAAAAGAACCTCCTTCCAATCTATAACTTCCGCCGCCATCTATTTCATCGCCAATGAATACAAGCTCGAACACGTAAAAATTGGCTTCACAACCAGCTTCTACTCTCGCTTTAAAGACCACCTATGCTCCACTTCTGGAAATATCCTCCTCCTCTCCCTTATTGAAGCAACCAGCAAAGAAGATGAATATCTTCTCCATCAACAATTTAAACCTTTCCAAATTAACCCCGAAGGTGAATGGTTCCTAGCTAAAGCTCCCATCCTCCGCCACCTCTCCACCCTTGATCAATCCCTCGCTCATCAAGCAGCCTCCGTTCTCACCCCTTGCCAAAAATCTCGCATCATTGTTCCCCCCATCTCTCATTACATTGATGCCTTGCCCTTCCTATAGCTTTTTCTAGATGAAAAATGACGCCACTTTTTGAAGGGGTATGCCCGTATGCGCCTACACGCATAGGCCGGTTACTGCTCCATGCGCCTACACGCATAACCGCATAGTAGTACGTTTGTACTATTAGTAAAGCTTATATTACGAAATGTTACATTTTCGGAAATTTGGCAGATTTTCGTCTATATTAGTAGCACGGGAGCGATCCCGTATCGGACCTCGAAAATCT